GGATGTCATAGTTATGGTTAGTCTTCAATTGCTTAGTCATGAACTCAAAGTAGCGATTGACTGTCTCAGGCCAATGCTCTCGTCGTCCCTTATCATCCAAGTAGCGAGAGTAGCGGCTCTTGCCAATGTATTCTTGGTATGGTGTCATAGTTGTCATTTAGTCTATTTCCTTTGTTAAGTATTCTTGTTTCTTCTCAATCACATCATCAAATCTTTCGACAAGATCATCACTCTGGATTCCTAGCAGTTCCAAGAGTGTGACCTCATCTAAACGTTTGAGAGCCTCTTTCAGTTCTTCAAATGTTATGTTTAACACGTTTATCGATCTCTCTGTCAATATACCACTTAGCCTTCTTAAGGTCTTCAATGGCATCTTTCTTCAAGTCACAACGCCAGATATATTTGATTGCATTACCTAAGTTAAAGCCCATGTGTTCTGTAACTTGGATACATTCAATACCTGATGGATGCTCAGTGTAGTGCTTGGGGTTATTAACTACATCCTTAGCCCTTTGAAAGAAATCATTTATCTCTTTATCCTCATCCCTAACATCTACCCATTCCTTGATAGCTTCACTCAGAGGCTTAGATGCTTCTTGAATGTATATGTCACGTTTAACCCACTTATCATATTGAAAACAATCTACACAAGGGTGAGTACCGCCATATAGTTCACTATAAAAGCAAGTCTTACAGTTTTTATTGTCATTGTTGTCCATACTTCCTCCCTAAATATTCAACACTAAGAAACATTTCATCCGATGTTCCATCTTTAACTTCGTTTAAAACAACTAAACCTCGCCAGTGTTTATTAGATAATGAGTCCATGTAATCTTCATCATGTAAGTAGTAACTACCTGCAATTATAGCTGTAATTGGTTTACCATCTGCACGTTTACCATAAGCAACCTGTCTTCCTTGTTGGTGTCCACAGACAACAGATTGATGCAGTTTAGTAATCAATTGCTGCGCAGATCCTGTAGGACGACCCATAGCACCGCTTGGAAAGTAATGACTAAACCCAATACCATTAATAAATACAGGCTCTAAGAAGGAATGAACTTCCCAGTCTTTTGTATTCAAATGATCGTATGTCATTAAACCTTCTAACATAGGATTATTTTGAACAGCCCTTGAAAGCCTATTCTCATGATTACCCATTAAGAAAACTAGGTAAGGCTTATACACCTTATGTTTAGAATCTTTTTGAGCTTTCTGAGCTGCTTTTAAAGGTGCTAAAAGAAGTTCCATTCCTTTGTTACCCGCTTCTACATCAGCAAGATACCTTTTACCTTCAAAGTATTTGCTGCCAGCTTTATCATGACTGCTAAGGCTTGGAAAATCCCAGTGATCACCAAGATGCACTACAACATCAGGCTTGTAATCAACAATAGCTTTACCTGCCCATGTTAAATGTTCCATAGAAATATCCGGTTTACACTGTGTGTCAGGAATGCAAAGAATTCTCATTCGTTTCCTTTCTATATGTTTTTAACACCCACTCAGCAAACTGAATAAGTTGTTCTTTCGTTGCATTTTGTTTCATTCCATTAGCCAACTGAGAAATAACTTGAATATTATCTTTAGTATAGCCTTTAGTAGGATCTATTCTATCAACAGAAGGACTATTGAAATGAGACACCTTGCTATTTCTAGTAAGTTCAAAACCAAAAACAGGACACTTATCTGGATATGCTATGTCTTTTAGTTCTAAATTAAAATCAAGCCCCTTTTCTAACGCTCTATCTTTTATCCTTTTTAAAGCTAAAGAATCTTTATTATTAGCATTCCATTCTTTACTCGAAAGTCTATTGCACTTTCTGCAACTTCCTTGTAAACCGTCTTTGTTTTTAACATGGCTACTGAAACAAGATAAGTCAAGTACTTGCTTACATTTGCTACAGGTTTTCAATGTCATCCCCTTCAACTGTTAATCGTTCACCTTCACGTATACCAGCTTTAATAGCTTCTAGGATACCAAAGGTAAGGAGTGATTGAGCTTCATCAGCAGTTAAGTCAAACTGATAAGTAGCATCACCATTCTCATGCTCTTTAATCAGATTTACGTTCACTCTCAGCCTCCTTCAAGAACTCTTCAGCATCAGCGATGTACATGAAATATTTTAGACAAACAGCAAGGGCTGCATTAACTTCTTTGTTACTTGCAATGTCCTCAGGATGGCTACTGAAGCCTCCATTGAGAGTATTCAAGTAAGTCTGCTTCATAGTTTCCACTGTGATAGCATCTGTGAAGTCATCCCAAGCATTACGAATCTCAGGTGACTTCTGCAAAGCTTCAATAAGATTATTTAACATAGATCTGTTTTCCTTTACCTTTTTCATTGGGCGTAACGCCCTCGGTTAACCAAGCTGCAGGAATATCTTTATCAGCATACTTAAACCCATGCTTATCACACCACATACCATATGTTGTCTGACTTAGCTTTGAAAGCCTAGCTTTAGAGTTACTAAAGACAAACCTAATATCTAGATCTGGGAGTTGTTCCTTGATCATTAGATGCTTCTGTCTGTCAGCTGTGATAAATCTACCCTTACTCTCAATGATGATACCGTTGTTCAGAAGTACAAAGTCAGGAGTGTATTTCCTAGCTTTAGCAGGTTGAATGTAACCAATCACAAGCTTCTCATACTCAAATGGAATACCTAGATTAGTTAGATTCTCAGCTATCTTGTCTTCTAAACCCGACCTGAATCCATGCTTCAAAGCTACTTGACGTACAGATAGAGGTTTCTTTCGTTTAGATTTCATGTGACTCCTTCGTAACGTGATACTGATGGAGGAATGCTCCAAAGGTATCTACAAACTCTTCATCGTGGTTTAGCTTACCCATTGTGAACATAATGGCATGAACTAACTCATGGTAGAAGGTTTGCTCAGTAGTCTGCTTGTTCATGTCCATGCGAATACTGATAATTTGCTTCTCAGGATCACATTTACCAAAGTCCTCCATGTGCATTACGTAGTTGACGTACCACTTAGATCCTGCGAGTTCAAAGGTGGTTGCCACATCTGGTTTGGTTCCCTTCTTAGCCACAATAACCGACCATTCTCCAAGACCCTGTCAGTATTGCCGTCATAAGCTTTGATACAAGCTTCATATAGTTCCCTTTCAGTTGTACAGTCTTTCAAGATCTTATCAGCCTTTACAGGGCCAATACCTCTGATTCCCTCTATGTTATCAACCCTGTCACCTGTCAGTATCTGTTTGTAGAAACTGTACAAGCCTTCAAACTCAGTAACATAGTATTCTTCATCCTTTACAGGATTGTAGTGCCATCCCGGTAACTGGTCAAGATCCTTATCTACGTGCACAATCCAGTAGTTACCTTCAGTGGAAGCTATGCCTACAGCATCATCAGCCTCTTCACCCTCTGACATCGTAGCTCCAAGCTTCATGAGGTGGTTTCTGAGAGCATCATAATGCTTAGGCTTAGGAGCATCCTTTCGGTTGCCCTTGTAAGGAACAGTAGTAGCTACCTCGAATCTAAAGTTAGTCTTACCTGTAATCCAAGCTCTGTAGTCATCACACTTCAAGCGCATATAGATTATGTCGGTAAACCACTCTGTGAGTCGATTTAGTGCCCACCGTTCCTCTTCATCCTCATTGGAGAAACCCACTTTATAAACTAAAAAGTCGGCATCCACAATAGCCTCAGTTGGCTTTTTAGAGGATGTCATCAGCTGTCTCTTCCTCAGCGACACCTTCAGGGTTATAGATCTTCAACTCAGTAATCACCAACTTCTTAATCGATGGTGCAGCACCGAACTTAGCTGACATCTTGTGACGGTATGAAGACACCAGTGCATAACACTTAGTACCGTTACCAATCTTGCTAATGTCAATAGGATTACCTTCTTCATCCACAGGCTCAAATACGAACTTAGACTTACCAACAATGAACTTACCCATTGTGTCTTTGTCTTTGATCTTGATGCCTAACTCTTCAAGCTTACTGCAAGCTGCATCACTCAACTGTCCCAATGTGCACTCATACTTATCGTTAGCTTCGTTGAACTTAGTGTTGTACTCTTTCATCCAGTTAGACCAGTACAACTCACCAGCAACTTTAACGGGTTTCATGCTATCAATACTCATTTCATTTTCCTTTAAGTCAATGTAGCTCTTTAGATTCTGGGTGAGCTACCATACCCATAGCCAGATCTTCTAAGTAAACCAATGCTGATAACAGTATTGTGTATACCTCTTCAAGATCTAGATCCTCTCCTATCTTAATCTTGAAAGTGTCACCTTCAACATTAAATAGTATTTGATTCTTATCAATGTGTTTCACGCCAGTTTGCACCATATTTATACTCCCCGTCTAATGGACAACGAAGCTTAAAGTACTCCCCAGCTTCAACGATACTTGCCTTTGCAGCCTCACCTACTATTGTAGCATATTCCTTAGGAACTTCAAGCTGAAATTCATCATGGACATTAGCTACTAACTTCACAGGCCACTTATTTGCCTTAGTCTTATCATAAAATAGTACTAAAGCTTTCTTCATCACTATCGCCCCAGCCCCTTGAAGGAGCGAATTGAGGGCAGCGTGTTCACTGCGTACCCATATCTTACGACCATCAAGCCCCGGTACAAAGCCCTTACCCGCATATCTGCTAACCGTATTTCTAAGACGTTGTAAGGCAGGTGTGTTTTTAAGGAAGGCATTGATAAGTTTCTCACCCGCTTTAGCATTACCACCGACAATGGAACCAATCTTAGCTGGCCCTGCACCGTATAGGAATGCGTAAATAAAGGTCTTCGCTTGATCCCTTGTCTCAAGTCCTGCAGCTTTCTGGTTTTGCGTGTGTACATCAGTTCCATCTTTTGACGATCCTTCTGTGACTGTCTTAACATAACTTTCATCCTTCATGTAATGTGCAAGCATACGAAGCTCAAGGCCACTAGCGTCACAACCAACCAATACGTTACCTGCTTCAACAGTCCAACACTCTCTACATTCTTTTCCATAGATGCTACCTGCATTAGGAATCTGTGCCATGTTAGGACTACTGTGTGTCATCCTACCAGTTACAGCTCCATTCGTGATCACCTTACCGTGAACTCTACCATCCTTACCTACAGCCTCTAACCAGCTTTCAATCTGAGCTACACGTTTCTGTAGCATCAGGTATTCAGCGATCATCTGAGCCTCAGGAATCTTAACCTTAGCCAGTACTGACTCATCGACAATGGGCTGTCCCTTCTCAGTAAAGTCCTTAGGCTTCCATCCTAACTCCATCAGCTTTTCTCCGATCTGCTTTCTACTTCCGGGATTGAAAGTATCAACGCAGTCTTTGATAGGCTTTCCACTTGTCTTGTGGAACCTTGGAGTGATGACTGGAGGCCACCTCTCTTGCATCTGCTCATATATTCCTGCCATCTTTCCTTTGATGTCAGCAAGTAAGCAGGTTGCGAAGGGTAAGTCAAGTTTGAAGCCATTACGTTCCTGTTCAGCTATGATAGCAGCTACCTTATGCTCAAGATCAAGGCTTTCTTGTGAAAAGTCTTTCTTGCTGAATTCATCAGTAAGATGCTTATAAAGATTACAAGTGACCTCAACATCCCTAATGCAATAATACTCCAGAAGAGATAGATGAGGAACGTTAAAGCACTCACCTTTGTACTCCTCTTTCTTGTCCATTAACCATTGCCATATCCTTTTGTAGTCAACTTTCTTTATCGATCCCATCCTGTCGCCCCAAGCTTCTAAGCTGTGCCCGTTCTCTATTGAGGGATTTAACAACCTTGAGGCTATCAACGTATCGTACACTTGGCTCAAACGAATCTTCGTACTCCAGAGCCGATTGAGTATCTGGAAATCGAAGCTTATTCCGTTGTGGGCTACTATCAACGTAGTGTCCTTTAAATACTCCACGAGGTTGTTTGCTGCTTTCCATACGTTAACTTCTCCAGTGTCAATGTCCTTAGTTACTACCATCCAGATCGTGTTGTGATCTAATGTTGTCTCGATGTCTAGAACGATACGCTTCATACTCTGCCTTTAGGTCTTCATAGTGATGGATAAGTAACTGATACTTTTCTTGCAGATCATAGTACTTACTTTCCAAGTCAATCATTCTACCAGCTATTTTGTCTAAGTCCATCATGTCTTACCTCTATAAGTTAACTCAGGACAATTATACACAGGAGCTTCCTTCCAGTTAGGACGATAGGTACTCTTGATAACAGTGCCTGTAGGGTTTGACAGTTTAGCTGTAGCTTCTAATCGCTTACGTGCTTCATAAGCTTTCTTGTTAGCTGCCTTCTTATGCTTATTGTTCTGTGCCCACAAACGGTCAAGCATACGTCTACGCTCAAGCCTCTCTTGCAAGATAGCTTCAGCTTCTTCAGTACTTAACTTCTTAACCCACTTACTCATTTTGCAGCCTCCATGTACAGTCCTACGTTACCTAGAGCATAGCCTACAAAGGCAATGCCTAAGCCTGTGTTACCTTTGATGAGCAAGTCTACAGCTACCACGGTGTAGACAACCCCTACTACAGCAATTAGCCATGCACTCATAGCACTTCCTCCTGCATCTCCATCATACGTCCAGTTTCCATGTCATACTTAAGTACACAAGCTGGGCCTGTATAGCCATTGTAACGATTCTTAGCTACAGCTATCTTAGTCATGTGACGTTCATTCTCATCCTCAGCCATACTGTTACGCTCCAATGTAATCACAGCGTCTGACAACTGAGCAATTGATCCTGAGCCTCGCAACTGAGACAACGATACAGCTTGTCCATCCTCATGTCCTGCATTACCTTGAGGCCTACGAAGGTGGCTTACACAGATCAATGTAATCTCTAACTCTTGAACCAGTGTACGAAGCTTCGTCATCATGTTATCAATAGCCTTACGCTCATCACCAAGATCTTGACCAGACACAACGATACTAATATGGTCCAAAAAGATAACACGGCAATCACAAGCTTTAGCCATGTAACGGATTCTGTTGCTAATGTTATCAACATCGCTGCTGCCGAAATGATCGAAGAGATAAATACGATTACTGCCAAGAGTTGCATCGAAAGCATCTTTAAGTTCCTGTTCATTAGTAGGTGTATCAGGTAAGTGCAACAACTTATTAGCGTGCAAAGACATGATACTTCTAGCTGTCTTACGAGTTGACTCTTCGAGAAATAACCCTCCAATGTTCCACTTCGTAGTGTTCAGAATGTTAAACAAGATCTCACGTAGGAACTGACTCTTACCTAAGCCTGAACCTGCTGTGACTGTGACTAACTCCGAAGGACGCATACCATAGAGAAGCTTATTCAAGCCCTTCCAAGGGTACATGGCCTCGGCCTTAGCTTCAGGCTTGATCACTTCCTCCCACAGTGAGGCAGCATTGATAATTCCATCTGGAATGTAAACCTCAGCTCTCCACCACTCATTCACGAACTCTTTGGTAGCCCCTGCGATGAGGTAATCACAAGCATCTTTGTAGCCACTCAAATGCTTAACGATCTTAGCCTTCTGTCCAAACAGTTCAGCTACCTCTTTAGAAGCTTTCTTACCCGGCTCATCAGCATCAAAACAGATCACAATGTTCTCAAAGCTGTTAAGCCATTCATACTGAGCTTTACAGTCCTTCAGAGCTGCTTGTGCCCCGTTACGAATACTTACACTAGGCCATTGAGATCCTGTTAATTGGTATCCTGCAAGTGCATCCAGTTCTCCCTCATAGATTGTGACATACTTCCCTCCTGCGTGGAAGAGACCTTGCCCAAACAACCGTGCATTGTGAAAGGTTCCGTTAATTGAAAAAGACTTTTCAGCAACTCTTCGTGTTTTGTAGGCGACAATGGCTCCACTGTCGTCAGTGTAAGGGTAAAAGTGATTCTGTGCATCTTGAGTGACTCCGTACTTCTCACAGGTTTGTAAGTTAATACCTCTGTCAGGTATCGATTTAATAGTCCCTTTAGGCTCTATCATGACTGTCTTTCGTGGTTGTACTGCATCTCGCTTAACTGTGAAGTCATCATATTCATTCTCATGGTGAGTTTCATGGCAGTTAAAGCAATAGGTGTGATTGTCATCGTATAAAGCACCTGCATCTGAGCTACCGCAGTACTCACAGGGTATGTGCTTTACAAACTTTGACTCACTTGGTTTACGTACTATGCTAAGCTTCATTGTTTAATGCCTCTTCCGTGCCAAGGGCACTCCTAAGGCCTTCAATGGTCTTTAGAGCCTTTTTATCAGGGTATCCATAGTAGATGTCGCCTCGAAGCTGAAAAGCTGTGAAATCCTCTAGCATTGACAGCGTGTCAGCTAAAGCTTTAAGGCTTGAGCCACCTGCTAAGGGTGTAGACGGGAAAGGCCAAGGTTTTGTATCGTCAATATCAGTCATTTTACGCTCGCTTTGCTCACTTTGTAAGTACCAGTCTAATTAAAGTTACTATGAAGACAAACAATGCCATCATCATGGTAGCGGATCTTCGACAGGTGGAACATAACCATCACCTAAACGTTTAATCACGACATCAGCTACGTCAGCCATAACTCTGTCACGACCATTATTCAAGATTAAGTCAGCCATACTGTCAATGACAGACCAATACCAACATTCATATTTAACGACATCCATATCGACATCATCATCAATCATTTCAATAGACATAATTATCCTTTCAATGGGTTAGTGTCTATAAATTTTAAGAGTCCTACTTAACTTTAAAGTTACTTTATAAGTATATTACTTATAATATTACTTTAATAGTGTATTTAACTTTAAAGACTTCTATGAAACATCATAGG